AAAGTAAGACAATATTTACACTTCTTTCTTCCCATTTGACAAACATTTGTTCGACGCCTGTAAACAAAATGTAAACCAAAAATAATTCACGAATAGACATTGACATAATTCAAAACACATGCTAATAGAGTTGACACTTGACGTCAACAAACAAAATATTTCATAAAATTTATTGCAATATAAAAACACCTGTGATACATTAAACTTGCATACGAGAGATATGCAAACTAATCGAGAGGAGGGTATGAGATAGATGAACATATTATCAAAAAATAAAGATAACAAAGATTTACCTGTTATGATCTTTAGAAATGTATTTGATTCAGGAATTAGTTATTCAACTACTATTTCACATAAAGATATTAATGGTGAATACGTAAACGCTTTTATTAATGTTAGATTCAAGAAAAATGTAGATGTTGAGAATCAACAAAAGATTATAATAAAAGACGCTTGGTTAGACTTTTATCAAAATAAAGATGGTAAAGATGTATTATATATCTTTATAAATGACTTTGATAAAGTTAAATAATTGAAGTGGGGTTAAACCTCACTTTAATTATTAAATAATTTAGTAAAACAAATGTTTTGGAGGTTGAAATGAGAACTTTTGTTGCTACATACAGGGTAGGTTGCGAGTATAGTCTGGACAGGTTTTTCGATATACCAAACACAAAAGAAATTAAGTATAAATTTGTTGAAGAACAGGGAAGTACAATTTGTTATTTAACAATAATAGCAAATAACAGGCTAGAATTAAGAATATTAAAGCGAAAAGCTTTAAAAGTATTAAAGGGCTTAGGTAAGGTTGAATTAATTGTAGGCGTTGGTTAATCATGTAGAAAGGTTTGTTTGATATGGCTTTAAGATTAACTAAAAAAGATAAAGATAAAATAAATAGAATAAATCAAAGTATCAGAAGAAAAAACAAGCAAATGGAAAATTTTGGGCTTGATTTTAACAAGCCTGTTATTAAAGCTAGTGAGTTTACTTCACGTAAGCAACTTAATGAGTACTTAAGCGAAGCAAGAACTTATACTAGAGGTTATGGTTTTAAATATCGCATGAATCAATATGGCACTGTTGCAAAACTTAGTGAAATTGCTAAAGGTAGAAGACTTGCCGAAGCTGTAAGTAGAGATAGAGCTAAAAGATTTAGAAAAATTGCACCAGAAGAATTCAAGTCACGTGGTAAAGGTATAGGTAGTAGTGTTATGCAACGTAAACTAATGGGAGATGATAGATACTCAATGTATGATCCTGTTAAGTTTAATTTTAAAAGTCTTAGAAATTTAGAACAATTTGAACAGCGTATCAAAGGTTTGTCTAGACAATTAGAATCTGATTATATTGAGAATCGTAATACACAATTAAAGAATAATATTATAAAGGCTATGCAAGACAATTGGGGCAAAGATGGGAAGAAAGCAATTGACTATGTTAAAAGTCTTACACCAGATGAAGTATTGCGTGAATTTATGACAGAAGATGTTTTTGACTTTTCTTATGTCTATGATGAGAATCATACTAAAAGACAAATTGAGATTTTTGAGGCTACTTATAATTTATGAGAATAGACTTAAATGAAGATATAAAAATGGCTAAAAATTATACGGCTGACTTTGAAACTACTACTAACAAAGATGATTTACGTATTTGGGCATGGGGAGTTTGTAATTTAGATAACTTTGATGAGTTTATCTATGATAATAATATGGAATCATTTATTAATTGGTTAGAAAAACACCCTAATTCAAATGTATATTTTCATAACTTACGTTTTGATGGAGAATTCTTAATATCATGGCTTTTAAAAAATGGTTTTAAATATAATGATGAGCTAGTAACAAAAACTTTTAATTGTATTATTGCAGGAACTGGTCAATTCTATAAAATGGATATTTGTTTTTATAAGAAAGGTAAATATAGAAGAATTGTGCATATTTATGATTCATTAAAGAAACTACCATTTCCAGTTAAAAAGATAGCAGAAGCTTTTGAATTACCTATCTTAAAGGGCGAAATTGACTATAAAGCAACTAGGGAAGTCGGACACATCTTAACAGATGAAGAGGTTGCATACTTACGTAATGACGTTGAGATAATGGCTCGAGCATTAAAGATACAGCTTGATGAGGGACTAACTCACATGACGATAGGGTCTGATGCACTTCACTCATTTAAAAAGATATTTGGTGAAAAGAACTTTAAATCACACTTTCCAGTACTTGATATAGAAGTTGATAGAGATATTAGACGTGCTTATCGTGGTGGATACACCTATACAAATAAGATATTTCAAGCTAAAGATGTAGGTGAGGGACTGGTATATGACGTTAACTCAATGTATCCATCTGTTATGTATGATGAGGCTATGCCTTATGGAATACCTATTTACTTTGATGATGAATATATTGACGATCCTGAGTATCCATTATATATCCAGAAGATACGAGCTGACTTGGTTTTAAAAGAGAATCATATACCAACAATACAATGTAAAACAAATATGTATTTTAATTCTACAGAATATATTGAGCGTACAAATGGTATGCTTACAATGTATGTTACAAATATTGATCTAGAAGTAATAAAAGAGCAATATGATATTCTAGATATTGAATATATCAATGGTTTTAAGTTTAAATCAATTACAGGTGTTTTTCGTGAATATATTGATAAATATATGGAAATGAAGAAAAATAACACAGGTGCTAAGAGGCAACTTGCGAAATTAATGCTAAATAATTTATATGGTAAATTCGCTTCAAACCCTAAAACTCAAGCAAAAATACCATTTATTAATGAAGATGGTAATGTTGAATATAAGACTGTAACAGCAGAAGATAAAGAGCCTGTTTATACACCTGTTGGTATATTTATTACAAGTTACGCACGTGCTAGAATTCAAAGAACTGCTCAAAGTGTTTATTTCAGGTTTTGTTATTGCGATACTGATTCAATTCATATTATAAATAAAGATATCCCTAATATTGATATAGATGATAAGGAACTTGGTAAATGGGCTTTAGAGGGTGAATTTAAGCGAGCAAGATTCTTGCGTGCTAAAACATATATTGAAGAAAGTTATGATGGGACACTCAATGTTAAATGTGCAGGACTACCTGATAACTTAAAAGCATTATGTACTTTTGATAACTTTAAAACTGGACTTACACTACATGGAAAACTTCTACCTAAGAGGTATGATGGTGGTGTAATCTTAGAAGAAACTGACTTTACAATAAAGTAGTATATGTTATAATTAAGATGACGAGTTATTTAATTGATTTATAGTGATTTTAGAGGATAACTGAACGTGTGAGCGTGCCTTTAGAATTATCAATTAGTTATTGCGTTATAATAGATTAAAATAACTTGTTATTTCATTTCACTAGGATACGCTTATGGGCGTATCTTTTAAAATTGACTAAAAATTAATATGATGTTATATTATTATCAAAGGAGGATAGATGTTATATGACTTATGATGATTATAACAAGATAATTGAAGAAATTATCGCTTCACCTAGTGATGATAAGATAATGTTAGAGGGTTTTGAAAAACTACGTAATGCTTATAAAGAACTAGATGAAAAAGTTAAATCTGCTGTAGAAGAAGTTGAAGCTTTAAACAAGAAATATGAAGAACTACGTCAAACTAAAGTAAATGAATTCTTTAATCGTGAAGATAAAGCTGATGAAGAAGTTGTTGAAGAAAAAGTTGAGGACGCTATTGAAGATAAGGCTGAAGATGATATTACAGTTGATGACTTATTTGAAGACGATATCGAAGTAGAAATTACTGATGATGATATCGCAAAAGAAGATGAAGAAAAGGAGGAAGATGAATAATGGCTACAAATTTAAAAACTGCTGGAACTGGTTTAAAAAATAGTGTAAATGGTGTAGATGTATTAAATGCAATACGTAATGCATTACCAGCAAACTATGCAAATAGAATTCCAGAAGCAACTCGTAATAACTTAGCTCAATATGCTAAAGCTCTAAGAGATTATCCAGTTATCATGAATAAGTGGGTTAATGTTTTAGTTAATAAAATTGGACTTACAGTTATTAAAAATAAAATGTGGAATAATAAATTAGCTGAATTCCAAAGAGGTGACTTACCTGTTGGATCTACAATTGAAGAAATATTTGTAGATGTAGTTAAGGCTAAAACTTATACAGAAGAACCAGCTGCTGATAACTTAGGTGATGTATTCGCTGTTAATAAACCTGATGTTAAAGTTAGATTCCATATTGTTAATTCACAACTTGTATATCCTATATCTATATCTAAAGTTAATATATTACAAGCATTTAACAATTTACCTGCTTTTGAAGATTTCCTATCAAAAGTATTTGAAAGCGTTTACGCTAGTGCTAACTTAGATGAATATCTACAAACAAAGCAATTAATTCAATTCTATGCTACAAATGATAATATAAATAGATTCTTTGATGTTGAAGTTAGTGCTGTTAGTGATGAAGCTACTGCTAAGGCTCTAGCTACTAAAATTAGAGCTTACTCTAATAAATTAGAATTCATGAGTAATAAATATAACTATGCAGGTGTTACAACTCATACACCAAAAGAGGACCAAGTATTATTAATTAATACTGATACTGAAGCTTACATGGACGTAAATGTTTTAGCTTATGCTTTTAACATGGAAAAAGCTGACCCAGCAGCAATAGTATCAAAAGTAGTTACTTTAGATGACTTCGGTGATGAAACTGACACTGCTACTCAAGCAATATTAGTTGATCGTGACTGGTTTATGATTTACTCTCAATTGTATCAAATGGAAGAACAAAACAACGCTCTACATTTATACTTCAATAGATTCTTACATATCTGGAAAGTTTACTCAACTAGTGAATTCGCTAACGCTGTAAGATTTACAACTACACCTGTAACTAATGAAGATAGTGGTAATGAATCTAATAATGGTGAATAGTGAACTATACACCACAAACTGAGGTACATTTACTATCAAATGTACCTTTTAATTTTAGCTATAACAATGTTATGGACTTTGATACAATAAATGAGCAAACAACATACTTTTTGAATAAATCTAAATTAACTTTTGAAGATTTAACTCATCAAAGAGTAAACAATAATAGTATTAACCTAGAGGTTGCTTATGAAGATTTATATGAAATTAATTATATGATGTTTCAAAACGATAAGATACCGGGAAAATGGTTTTATGCTTTTATTACAAATTATGACTTTGTATCACCTAATGTTACTAGAATAACTTATCAAATAGATGTATATCAAACATGGTTATTTGAAATGAACTTTCAAACTACTTATGTAGAACGTGAACACACTAAAAGATTTAATAGTGATGGTACACCTGTTATTAATACATTAGATGAGGGACTACAATACGGAACTGACTATGATATTTCATCATGTATTAAGTATGAGCAAATACCTAATGTTATCTGGGCTATAATGATAGCAAAAGTTGACCTAGAGCGTATCCCATCATCAATGAATTATGGAGGCTCTACACTAGGCAACGTACAAACGCCACTTTACTTCTACACAGTACCAATATCCTTGGACGGTGCTGATATCACACTAAACAATTGGACACCTGCTGATATTTCAAATATATTCGGTGTTTTCTCGGCTAATAGTGATTTCGTTGGAAGTATTGTAACAATGTATTATACTTCATTTATGCCTATGGTATTAACTCATACAACTACTAATAATACAATAAATATTACTGCATTAGATGGAATTGATCATGTAACAGTTGCAGGTTTAGAAATGTTTAAAATAACTAATTCAGACTGGAATACATTAAACCCACAAATTTATGCAAATTTATTTGATGCTTTTCCAAACTATTCTGAATCTAAACTATACATGTATCCTTATTCACTAATTGAAATAACTAATTTAAAGGGTGAATCAGTTACATTAAAGCCTCAAAACTTTAACTTTAGTATTGATAAAGAGTTGCGCTTAAGACTAATGTCTAGTGTATCTACTACACCAAAGACAGCAATATTTCCGGAGAATTATTTAAACTCAACTAACATACTTGGTTTTGATGACTTTACATGTGGTATTATTGATAATAACTTATCTGATATACCAATAATTGATGATTATACAGCTTCATACATGCAAGCAAACCGTAACTCTATTGCAACTACAAACAAGTACGCTATGGATAACGCTCTACGTGGTGTTAGTCAAAATAATGCGAATAATCGTCTTAATAATGCAATTCTAGATAAAGAGCAAAAATTCGGTGAATACGATATGTTTACTGGTGCTATGAGTAGTGCATTTCAACTTAATGCAGGTGGAATCTTAAATTCAATAAATCGTGGTGCTAGAGATTACTCTTTAAATGAGGGTAAACGTGCTAGCATGAATATGAACAATGATTTTGCTAATAAGAACTTGATGATCAATGCAGAACAGTCAATAGGACTTACTCAAGCAAAAATAAACGATATTAATAACATACCACCTAGTGTATCTAACTTAGGTAATAATGCTCTATTTGATTATGGTAATAAGATAAATGGTGTTTATATTATTGGTAAAACTATTCGTCCAGAATATCGTGAGCAATTAACAAATTACTTTAAAATGTTTGGTTATAAAGTAAATAAATTAGAAATTCCAAATACAAAGTCAAGAAGATATTATAATTATATAAAGACAATAGACGCTAATATTGTCGGTAATATACCATCTAATGACTTAAGTGCTATTAAAGGTATATTTGATAAGGGTGTTACAATTTGGCATACTGACCAAGTTGGTGACTACTCTCTTAACAATAGCGAAGTAAATTAGAAGAAAGTGAGGTGTTTATTATATGATGGATAATTATGTATTTAATGAAGATAAACTTGGTGAAATTTACAAGAAGACACTTAAAGGTAAATTAGATACAACTGACTTTTTAAATGCTTATACTCAAGTTGATTATTTATATAGATTAAAAGAGTATGCGATAAATTGTTTTGAGTGGATAAATTTACCAGATACAGTTGACGCACGATTCATTGAGAACGAATTGTTTGATAAAGGACGTATTAACTTTTTCAAAGATAGAAATCTAGGGTATTTATGTTTACCCGTTAATGAATCTGGTCCAATTAACATATATAATGAACCTACTAAAAAATATATTTATGCTAGTGATGGTTTTAGAAGAACTAGAAATATATCAAATAGTGTTACTATTTATAATAACTTTTTAAAGACACCTACGTTTACAACAGTTAATCTTTATAGTATAAGGTTAGCTGAGGTACAACGTACAATTGATATAAACATGCTAGCTCAAAAGACACCAGTGACTATAATATGTCCTGAAAATGAGCGACTTGCTTTTAAAAATATTTATAAACAAGTAAGTGAAAATAAACCTGTTATCTGGGGAACTAGTGAGCTAAATCTAGATAATTATAAAGTATTAAATACTCAGGCACCTTATGTTGTGGATAAACTTACTCTATATAAACATGATCTTTGGAACGAGGTGATGACTTTTCTAGGTGTAAACAATGCTAATCAAGATAAAAAAGAGAGGTTAGTAGAATCTGAGGTTGGTGCAAATGATGAACAAATCGAACAAGCTCGTTTTAATATGCTAGACGCAAGAAAACAAGCATGTAAAAAGATAAATGCTATGTTCGGACTAAACATTGACGTCAAATTTAGAAATGATGATGTACAAAAAGCCTATGAGTTAAATGAGATATATGAGATGTTTCCAGATTTAAAAGACGATAATGTCATAGAAGATAAGGTAGGTGATGATCTTGGCTAAATATACAATGATGATTAAAGATATTGTAAATGACTACTATGAGGGTACATCACTATCAGTTGATGACAAGTTAGAAGATACACGTGAATACATATTTGATTTTAACTATCCAGTACTAGATGAAGCTACTAAAAAGCGAATCGAAGTAGCAATTCTAAAGCATTACTACTACAGAGAAATTGCTTTTGAAACTATTGGAGAATTTAAGATTAAATTAAATGATAGACTTAACTTAATCATGGGTAGATATAATAGTCTATATCAGAAGCAAGATTTAAGCCTATCACCTTATATCAATAGTTATTTAAAAGAAACTGGTAACAACTCATCTACGTCTGATGTGAATAATGAAAACTGGCAAACAACGTCTGATACACCACGTGGTATATTAACTGATTTAAAAGAGGGTAAGTACTCAAGCCTTGCTACATACACAACTAATACAGATGGTACTGAAAACAAAGGAAACTACGAACGACAAGTTGATAGCTTATCTGGTATGACTTACGCCGAAGCATTTAGAAATTATTATGATAATATAATTAGTTTAGATGAAGAATTGGTAGGCGAATTTAGTGATTTATTTATGGTTATATGGTAAGGAGGTATATTTATGAACTATAGAGAAATATTAATAAGATTAATGTCAATGACTACACCCTTTGTATATGATAGTGAAGAATCATTTCTACAAATGCTAAGAAAATTCTACAAATATCTACATGAATTAACTGAAGCTAGTAAGGGTATGTCAGATGATATTGAAGAGTTGCGTACTGAAATGAATAACTTTGAAGATGAAATAGGTGAAGAGATTCAAAAGATTAATGATATTTTAGTAGAATATGATATTAAAATAGATAGAATCGGAAATGAGTTACGCGTTTATGTTAATGATGAAATAGCAAACTTACGTAACTATGTAGATAGTGAGGACGATCTACTTAATGAACGTATCAGACAAATTGAAATTGGAAATATTCGTATATATGATCCAACAACAGGACTATACTCACCTATTCAAATAGTTATTGATAACTTATATGATCTAGGTAGATCTAATGCTCTAACAGCAAGCGAGTATGACGCACTTGAACTTAGTGCTACAGACTATGACGCATATGAGTTAACTGCACGTGACTATGACCTAAATGGTAAAAGTTTACTAATTTAAATTTCAATGTTAAAATAAAATTATGAAATAATAGGAGGTATTTATATGAAATTAAATATTCAATTGTTCGCTCATACAAATGCGACAACAAATTATGAACTACCACAATTCGTGGGAACTGATAAGCCTACTTGGTTAGGTGATTTTAATGAAGCTATGGCTGATATTGACGCTGGTATGCACGAAAATGCTAGTGATATAGCAAGTATGCAAAGTGATGTTGCTTCTGCTTCAGCAGCAGCTTCAAGAGCTTCACAAGATGTTGCAACTCTAAGTGGAAGCGTTAATACATTATCTTCTACAGTTAGTAATGTACAAACAACAGCAAATAATGCTTCACAAACAGCAAGTAGTGCTTTAAATACAGCAAATACTGCTAATGGTAAAGCTGATTCAAATACAACATCAATTAATAGTTTAACAAGTGATATTACTGGTTTAGAAGCTTATTTAACATTAACAGACAATAGAAAATTAACAAACCCTACTATTACAAGAGGTGGAGGAACTATTGAAGCTGAAGATATTAGAGTTGCTTTAAATAGTGATGGTACAGCTGGTAAAATATATGGAAGAATTGCTATTCGTAATCAAAATAACTATGGAATTGTAAAATATACAAATACTGGAATAATGGGTGTTACTGAAACATTTGGGATAACACAATCTGGTATTAGTTATGCTAATCCAGTTAGTGGAGGTTATGAGGTTGACTCTGCACAAATATTTATAAACCCACCAGCAACAGGTGAAACTAGTGCTTCTATTGAAGTTAGGATGGGTAACTGGTCAAGTGGTGTTTCTGTTACTTGCTTAATGCCTTGTATCTATTTCTTTAAAGATTTTGGAGATACACAATAGGTTAATACATAATGCTTGCCGGACAAAAGTTAGTTGCAAGTGATGGTTATGAGATATGTTTATTCCCACTTTCATACTTGAATATGAGTCAAGATGAGGGTGGGGACTACTCTCATGCTGGTACACTTTGTGTTGACTTCTTAGGTTGGGGTCCAAGTGGTCGAGTATATGGGTGTAATTACTATGCACCATGCACTTGTAAATTAGTAAACTCTACACTTGATCCTGCTTCTAATATGCGTGTCTGGGAAAGTGTAGCACCAGTACACTTACCTGATGGGACACTTGATTATATTTGTTTTCAATTTGGACACGACAATAGTCCACCTTATTCAACAGTTGGTACTATAGTTAATCAGGGCGAGTTAATCGGACACACTGGAACTGCTGGATATGTTACAGGAGACCATGTACACTATAATGTTGCTCGAGGAACTTATGCAGGAGGTGAAAGAGTACCTCCAAACAATAACTTCCAGCTTAAAAATTCGATTCATATATATGACGCTAACTACGTAAATGATACTGTAATAATTAACGGGTTTAATCATGACTGGAGAACTTACGGTGGACCACCACCCATACCACCTACACCATTTGGAAAAGGTGACTTTATAGTTATGTTTAATAATATTTCAAGAACAAAAAGAAAAGAGGTTAATTTATGGAGGGCTTAGTTAAATTAATAGTTGATAATGGTATTAGTATAGTATGCGTTGCTTATCTTATCTACTTTCAAAGTACTACAATGAAGAACATGCAAGCAATATTATCACTTATAGAACAAAGACTTGCTAAAATAGAAACTAAATTAGATATTGATAATTAGTGAGGTGATTTTATGACTTATCAAGAATTCAAAAATAAATATAATGGTAAATACACTGACTTTGATGGTTATTATGGCTGTCAATGTTGGGACTTAGCACAAAGATATTTTACTGAGGTACTTAATCTACCCTCAAGTATTTTATCTGGTTGTGGTAATGTTAAAAATATGTTAGTTAAACCTAAAATAGATGTATTACTACAATATTTTAATGAAGTATCAATTTATGAAATGACTACTGGAGATGTTTGTATCTGGTCAACTAACCATATCGCAATATTTGACCACTGGGACGGTCGAAGTAATTGGTACTTTTCACAAAACCCTAACAGATGTCAAGTTATGGTAATAAATCAGGCTGGACTTCGTGCATTTAGAAAAAAGACTGCACCTAAACCTAGCACTACACGTTATGTTAATCTACCTGCTTATATTGATACATGGAGATTCTACAGACCAAATGTTACACCAGTCAAAGCTAATGCAAGTGGTACATTAAAACCTAAAAAATACGGTGGTCTAAGTTATGTAATTAGAGGATATAAAGATTCTAATAACTGCGTTTTAATTAACACTAAAAACTTTGGTCAAGTAAAGATATTTATCAAAAATACACCAGCGACTGTGACTTCATCACCTACATATAATGTGGTAGGATAATGTATTATTCTAGAAATGATATTTTATCATATAACGCTCTATTTAACTTCGTTGTAGGTGAACGTGGAACTGGTAAAACATACCAGTTTAAAGACTGGGCGATAAGTGACTTTATAAAAACAGGGGCTCAATTCGTTTATGTTAGAAGATATAAAACTGAATTTAAAGATATTGATAACTTCTTTGATGATATGATTAAAAAATATCCAGATCATAAATTTGGTATTAATGGTGGTAAATTTTATATTGATGATAAAGTAGCAGGCTTTTATATTGCACTATCAACTGCAATAACTAAAAAGTCTGTTGCTTATCCTAATGTTAATAAAATTGGCTTTGATGAGTTTATTCTAGAGAAATCTACACTTCACTATTTACCTAATGAGGTTAATGCTTTTCTAGGGTTATATGAAACTATTGCACGTGATAGAGAAAACGTAAGAGTTTTGTTTATGGCGAACTCAGTAACTCTAATAAACCCATACTTTTTGTTTTTTGATATTCAAGTTAATAAAAATAAAAGATTTTGGACTTTTAAAAATAATGACTTAATAGTAGAGCTTACTGACTTAGAAGAATTTAAAGCTCATAAAAAGCAAACTAGATTCGCAAAAATAATTGATGGAACTGATTTTTCAAAGTATTCAATAGAGGGTGAATTTGTTGCTGATAACTACGAGTTTGTAGAGCCGAAGTCAAATACATCATACTATATGTTTACGCTTGTGTACAAAGGTGAACACATAGGAATTTGGTGTGATGGTAAGGCTGGACTAATCTACGTATCAAATAAGGTTGACCTTAACTATCCATTAAAGTATGCTATTACAACTAATGATCATAAACCTAATATGATAGTTTTATCTAATAAATATTCACGTGATAAGATTAAAATACTTACTCGTATGTATGAATATGGTTGTCTTCGTTATGAATCATTAAAACTAAAAAGCATTATGTTTGAAGTATTTAAAATGTTAAATATTGCTAAAATGTAGAATTATGATATAATTAAGTTGTAGTTATTGTTTTATTATTTTGGTATTGTTCCGTATTTAAATATTGACTTATGTACTTTGATAATTGCCTTTCTTATTCTGCAATAGCTACACTTATATCCTTATTTCAATTAGTTGCATATCTAATTGAACTTAAAAAAGACTAATTACTTAGTCTTTTTATTTTTCTCTAAATACTTCATAGTAGAGTATGTTATAAAGTGGATAATACTTTGTTATTAACTTCTGCTTATGTTTTACAGGATCAAATATGTTTTTCTCAATAAATAATACGTTATTATCTATTCCGTATCTTACAATGTTGTCTTCTCTGAATGCACCAGATTCAAGAACAATATTTATTACTATCACGATAGACCTCTTTAATTTTATTTGAGTATTTTAATTTCTTCCTAAATTTATCACGCTCAAACTCACTATCGAAATACATATCAAATATTTGTAATGTCTTTAAATTTATTAATGTTAATTTGATTCTATTCATAATATGCCCCATATTTTATTAATATTGCTGATACAGTCACAAATAAGATAATTGCTATTAAATGAAATAAATAGATAACTGGTCTAACAGCTTCACTAGCTATAAACATAACTAAACCTATCCAGATTAAACTTAAAACAACTTCTACCCACTTCTTTAAAACTAATTTCTTCATAATTATTACCTCTCTTTATTCTAATGTATCAGATTAACTTTTTAATTGCAATAAATTATTGTATTTCACTTGTCAACTGTACATCTTTTATATCTTTGTTTTCTATTTCTAATTCAATTAAATCTAAATCACTTAAATCTTTTATTATATTTCTAACTTTTAACATTTCGATTTCTAAATCGACTTTTATTTTAACTTTAATTGTTACTTCTTTAGTCATTTTATTTCACTTCCTAATAAATCTAAACCACTATTAATTATTAAGTCTTTTGTTCTTTTGACTATTTTTTGTGCAGAGTATTCACTTCTTGTTTCATATTTTAAATTATCAGTTATTCTTTCATATAACCAACAAGCAACTTCTTCTAATGTTTCTAGGTTTTCTATACTTTCGTTATCGTGATTAGTTTCACACCAAACACTTGTACTTCCTACTAACCTATCTAATATTTCACTTATATTCACTCTTTATCCACCTCCTATTTTCTTATATTTTCTTTTTCAAATAATTCTTCTAAAGCAAAATATACATCTTCTGTTGTATCTTTACTTTTATAAATATTAACTATTTTATTTATGATATTATTTAGTCTTTCTATTTCTTGTCTTTGATTTATTATTGTTTGTTGACTTCTTTCATCATCTTTTACAAGTAATTCTATTTGTTTTTGTAAATCTTCTTTATTCACTCTTTATCACTTCCTTTAATACTTTCTTATTAATATGATTAAAACAACTAGTGTTATTGTTAATAGTATTGTTCCTGATACTAAGAACATTAAACTAATTAAGTCTATCATCTTCACCTCTTAAGATTTCTATCATATCTTCTTTTTTAACAGTTATATATGTATAATTTGATTTTAATTCTTCTACAATTGCATTATTATCTAAATAATCTCTTGCTTTTATTATTCTTTTTAATAATGATTCACCATTTTTAATTGAATCAAAATAAGCTTCAATTATTTCTTCTTTACTTCGGTCTAACCAAAACTTTTTAAATTTATCTTCTAAATCATTATTCTCCATTACTTTTATCCTTTCTATAACTTTTACTTAACTCATCTATTAAATCTAAATATTTAATAGCTTTCTTAATTGTTTCCAATTCTTCTCGTCTAAATTGATATTCAATGTTGTTTTGCATACATGTTGCATATCTTCTAATGATACTTCTCATATTTTTAATTACTTCTTCCATCAAATAACCTACTTTCTACACTGGCTAGTGCTAATATATTATAGATGTTTTTCTCTTGACTATAATAAAAGTATAGTCTTACTGATGTTTGATAATCATCTCTAGTAAACTCGTATATTCCTGATGGTTTTTTAAGTCTCTTGAGTACATGATCAAAGTATAAATTTTCAAATTCCGTCTTATCTAATTTTAAGAGTGTCTTATCCTTATTAAATACCTCATCTATAATAGACTTTAATTCTTTTTTACGATAATGATATCGCTGCATAACTCATACCCTCCTCTCGATTAGTTTGCATATCTCTCGTATGCAAGTTTAATGTATCACAGGTGTTTTTAT